AACGTCACATATTGTAATGCGGCGCTAAGGCTCTGGTCTCTTATGCTATCCGTTCCATCTGGATTTTGTTTCTCTTATGTCCACATGAACGAAGTTCGAATATATTCCAATACCACCTCTGTCAGGTATTATGGTTTCTATAAAAGCTGCTATCTTCTTAGGCGGTACCCCGGTGATTCTGATATCAGCTGCAGTACCGTAGCAGTGTTGGGAGTATGTAGCTCCACCAACCTTCTTGTTGTAAGCAGGTGTACGATATGCACTGTTAATTGTTACTGGTTTTCCAAAATGTGTTCTAATTTTCTGTAACACTTCCACCAGTTCAGGTGCTACAAAGACAACATCGCTATTGTCCTTGCACGCAAACTCACGTACCTTGAAATTCTTCGATAATTTCTGATTGCCCTGCTTTGCTCTTGAATATGCGTTTATATTAATCATGTTTATCCTCCGTATAATATGAATTTAGTTGAGTATTATTCTGTCTCAGTAACTTCCTCAGTTACTTCCTCGTCTGTCGCATACTGAGCCTCAATTAACATTTCAATCTCAATCATATCCTCTTCGGTGAGTACTTCCTTTTCATACCAGCCTAAAGCATACTTTCTCACCTTGTAATCTGGCTCTTCTCCAATCATCCCTTTGATAGTTTTCATTACAAATTCTCTTAAACTAAACATCCTTGTACCTCTTTCTTACTCTGCTGTTGCTACGATTGCCTTTGCTAATTCTGTAAACTTGTTGTCAATGTATGTCTTTGTATCTGCCACATACTTAACCGTCATATCTGCGCCCTCACTGCTTAAAACAGTTGTGTGTGGCATATTACTGTATAATGCCTTAAACGCTGTCATCTGTTCGTCAGATAGTTGCGTTTCGATAGGTGTTGCTAATAGATACATAATGTCAACTCCATTTACTTCTGTAAGCCATTCATTAAAATCTTCAACACTTTCACACGTTCTATAGAATCTAATAATATTAGCGTATGCGAATGCAATACCATCCGTTTTAGCTGATGCACTAAAAATAAATCTATCGGATAAGACTTTGACTCGACCTCCAGTTTGCAGTATGTCATTAGCTGTAATAGAGCCGAAATGTTCACTTGTATTAAAATCAGTCGCTTTCGTTAGCTTTATTTTCTTTACTCTCTGCACATACACTCCACGTTCAAAGTCTATCTCATCACAAGTCCACTGTTGACCATTAACGTCTGTGTAATTACCACCTGAATCAACTGGAATACCATTAATTGCTGTGCCGAAGTCAAAAGATTCCGTTTTCCCTACATATTTTTCATACTCTGTTGCACTGTCTCCAATTTCCAACTGTAGTAATTCTGATTCTGTACACTCATGTATTGTTGTACTTCCATCTGTCCATTTCCCAGCAAGTCCACACACTAAATACCCATTCCCCAATGCCGTATAAGAAATTTTTGTGTTAGCTGTAACTTTCACGTAACCGATAGCGTTTGTTATACTTGATATACTATCCAAGTTGCTATATTCCGTAATTCCAATACAATGATTCTCATTAGGATTTGTAATCGAAAAGGTATATGTTTCCCCTTTATTACACCTTGCAATTCTTGCAACACCAGATGCTTCGGATATTGGCAAAAAAGGTAATGTAATCTCATCCATAGATGCTACACTAAATATACCGTTTGAGTATCGCCCCAGCATTACTATATCTTGTAGTATATTTTTTCCAGTTATCTGCACAGTACATCCATTTCCAATGCCCACAAGCTCTACAGGTGTGTCAATGGATGGTGTACCGTCCTGTGTAGTACGTCCGTATATGGATAAACCTTTCAATCTCTTATCACTTGCATCATTTACATAGATAGCCTGACCGCTTACTGTATTTACAATCGCACTAGATACACTGTTATCCTTAGTTAAATAGTCATTTATCTTTCCACCAACATTCTCATCTGTCACCAAATCTGTGGAAGTATTTATATAATCTGAAACTGCCGTCTTTACTGTATCTGCTAAATCACTTGCACCAGCTACCAAATCCTGCGCATACTTCTGTGCAATCGCTAATAATTTATTGCTGTTCATGTTCACTCCCCCTTAGCTCCAAGATACTCCATCAAAGAAGTATAATGTTCTGGTAGTATAATCAAAGCAGGAACTTCCCTGTGGCATTGGTTCCCCAGTAAAGTCCACCTTATAATTGCTGTTCAACTGTGCCACTGTGTCACCGGTTGCGCTCGACATACCCAGATTTCTTCTACCATCTTTTTCGCTTTCCTCATACTTAATCATGCTATCTCCCCTTTACTCTTCCTCAAATAACCTCTTCTGTTCATTCTCTTTCTGTCTTTTTATAGCATCTTCAATGCTCATCCCCTTATTTAAATGCTTGTGTAGCAATTTGTACTTAATACCATTTTCTCGAGCAATTTCAGCCATAGTCATATTTCTACCATTAATGCAAAATATACGATTATTTCCCTTGTTATTGGCATTTTGCAGTCTCGACACCCATCTGCAATTTGAAGGCGAGTAATCACCATTCACATCTCTTCTATCAATTTCCAACCCTTCTGCATATCCGTTTTTTAATGCCCATGTTATAAATTGCTTTGCTTCATGCCATTCATCGCATACTTTTATTCCCTTTGCCCCATAATCTTTATATGATTTTGAATTAGGATTCTCGCACCTGTTTTTCATCCCACCCCAAACCCCATACAATTTTGATTTTGCTTTATTATGTTTTATCTTCTTCAAATTAATCGCTTTAAGCTGACATCCCTTGCATTGTGTAGAATGTCCGCTTCTTAAATTACTTCCAGCCACTATTACCCTATTCCCACACTCACACATACAAAGCCATTTCTTTTTCTTCCCTATGTCATCTACCGCCAATTGTATTACAGTTAATTTCCCATACTTCTTCCCTGTCAAGTCTATTCGTACCAATATAATCCTCCTTAGCTCACATCATTAACCATCTTAACAATATTAGAATTATCGCTACTTCCTATATTGCAATACAAAGTTCTACTGCTCCGATAATATACAGCACATATATCTTGTTGCTCTAAAGCAATCCTTCTTCGCTCTATTCTTCCAGTTGCTTTTTTCACTTTTCCCAAACAATTTACATCTCTTTTCACCCACAACACCTCTCCTGTCTTTTCGCATATTATTCATTCATCCATATATGATTTATAAAATAATAGATTGTTTCTAAGTGCTTTGGATTCACTTGTTCTAAAAGTTTCATAATTGCCTGCTTGTACATCAAATCGCTTCCTTTCTCGCTTAACTTGTCGTTTATGAGTATATATTAAACGTTTATGAGTATGGTGTCAAGTATGTTTTTCACGTTTTTGAGTATCTTTTATTTACATATAATTTAAAATGTAGTATTCTAGTCTATAGAAAGCGAGGTATGTATATGGCAGTTTCAGAAAAAATCAAAGCCTTATTGCAAATAAAAGGTAAAAAGAAAAACGAGCTAGCAGAATATCTTGGTATGAATAGCCAATCTCTCAGCAATAAATTTAGCCGAGATAGTTTTTCAGCAGAAGATTTAATCAAAATTTCAACATTTCTTGAATGCTCACTCGCATTCGAAATTGATGACAAGCAAAAAATTTTACTTGACATGACTGACATAAAGAGAGATTAATTCTCTCTTTATTCTTCTATAAATAAACCACTTTTTTGATTTTCTTTTTTAGCTTCATCACATATTAACTTCGCATCTTCTTCTGACATGCCTTCAAACTTTACAAGATATCTCCAAAACGGCACTTGCCCCTTCGAAGCATATTGATACCACTTTTCCTTGTCATCATTAAAATTGTAAACAATATCTCCGAAGTTAAAATTCACTTCATACTCACTCACTGGTGCCAGCTTGTACAAATCAGCGAATACAGACAATGCGTATAGTGTCTCTTCAATCGCATGCTGTACGCAGTCTCTGATATCTTTAATCAGCTGTATGGTACGTCTGTCATCAGCTTCTACCTGCGTGGCCGTAACCATTCCAGTCTTCTGGTCAAATACAAAGTAACCGTTACTGTATCCACACTTATAACCAATAAAGGACAGCTGATTGTTGATACCGGCAATGCGCTGTTCAGTCTTGAGGGTTCTGTCTATCTCCTGATAGAACTCCTTTGTATCATTACCGTATACGTTATATACATAATGTGGCAGCTTAACAGATGGTTTTGCTCCAATCTTTTGACCTGACATAGACACTAATCTGTCATCTGCCAGAATTATGCTCCTTGACTCATCTATCTCCTCTGCATTTCTACTATATCCAATGTCCAGGTCCTTCAGTTCCTCAATTGCATCTGCAAATATTGCCATTCCCAATGGGCTGTCCCAGTCTACATCATTTGCACACGGCATCTTCAATACTCCGAAGAGCATATTGTTGAGTGTGCCGTCATTCTTCTTAGTGATATATACATCCGGCTGAAGCTTATTCCACCTGGTATCCTGTAGGTTAATCTCTCTACCGATATCTCCATTAGATTTACTCATAAAAGCTTTGTTCTCGACATGGTAATAAGTGATATCCTTGCCCTCTACAGTGGCTCTCAAGAAGCTGTGACGCTCCAGTTTAGTGTAGTAACGTTTATTCCCTTCCTTGCCCTCTTCGTAGTTGTCCTGAAAGATAATGTCATCAATCTGACCATTCATGGTATGTATGACTCTGAATTTATCCGGTGTAATCATATCTACACCACTAGCTGTAGGCTTTAATATCACGGTACCTACTGCACAGGCATATTCCACCCAGCTACGAAGCCTCGGCATAATGATTTTATCTGTAATACCTTTGAGATAATCAGCTCTTGCTCCACCATCAAACTCAATATCTAACGCCAGTGTCGTAAGCCTTGCAGTCTCTGTACATACTGCCTTGGCCATCTTAATGGTTTTGATACCATTCTCTGCATCCACCCATTCAGGATATCCCCTATATATCTTGCTCCATTCTGCAATTCTAGTATCCATGCTGGTGTAATCAGGGACATCTATCCCAAATGCTTTCTCTGCATCTTCTGAAAACATCCTACTTATCACTCCTTTTATCCACGTTAGCAATCCCATAAAGCACCTACTTCCTCATATGCTGTTCCAAGTATATTTATTGTCTTATGCACTGCTGCCCCTCCTACTCCATAATGTCTCGTAACTGTATCTGAGCGCATCTATTGCATGGTTATTCGCATCTGGATACCCGCTTATTGGGTTCCCTTCTTTGTCACGCTCATACTCATATTCCCGGATTTCCTTGGCCGCATTTGGTGTTCTGCGTGAATCCATCACGATATGCTTTGTCTGCAGCCACTTCATACCGTACTCCACGCTTCCCGGACCTTTGATTGCAGGTCTTGCAGGAATCCCTAAGTCTCTGTAATCATTGATGGACTTATTCTCTGCGGAATCACAGGTGATGTTATAGTCTGTGTAGCCTTTGTCTATAATCCACTGTCCTGTCATCGCATTACTGGTCTTATTCACATAGTTCTCATCTATCAGATAAATGGTCTCCGTATTGTGATTGTAGTAGCTTCTGATAAATGCATACTGGTCAGGGTACCAGCCCCAGTCTACCCCCTGGTATATTCTGTCAAAGGTTGCAATCTCTTCATCCGTAATCTCACGTTCTTCTATGTATTCAAATACATTACCGCCGTTACCGTTTGCTATTCCAAGGTATTCATTCTCATAGGCTGAAAGGTTCGTTTTCTTCAGGTGTTCTGCCTCTTCGATGAAATCACTACCTAACCACTCAGGTGGTACGTCCAAATAGGTACTTCGATGTACCAGCATGGATTCCTTGGGTTCTGCTATATATTTGTTTGCCCAGTTACTCGCACTCTTAGGCGGATTAAATATCTTGAAGATATAGGCGCCTTCACCGCCTCGGATAGCTGACTGCTCTATCTTTCGTACATCTTCTTGCCCTTTGAACTGGTCCAACTCTTCAAATATTAGGATCCCGATAAAGCCAAATGGCGGCTTGATAGACTTAATCTTTGTCGGATCGTCTGCTCCTCGGAAAAATATCTTCTGTCCCGTAGGCTTGTAGGTTATTTCCAGTGGAGACAACTTAAAATCCCAATTCTCGCGTATAAACATCGGATTCTCTGCCTGCTTATCTGCTCCCCACTCCATCTGCGAATAAACAGAATCTCGAAGTGTATTCGCTACCTGTCTACATACTAGACAGTGCATGGTAGGATTATTCATCATGATTTCATACGGCATCATAAAGGCACATGATGACTTAGAAGAGCCTCGACCTCCTGGGAATACATATTCTCGATGGCCGTGCTTGCGAATATCTCTTATTACCGGATGGAATACATCAGCAATAGAATCAAGGTCTGTGTGGTACACGCCTCTGTTCTTTGCTTCCTCCGCAAGCCTTTTCTCCTCTTCCTTCTCTTCTTTTATCTTCAACGCTTTTTCCAAATCATTAGCAGCTTTTAATCTATCAGATAGTCCCGCATCCAGTCCGAAGGCATCCTTCTCCTCACCTTTGATTACCCTTGTTCTGAATGCCTGTATCTCAGCCAGACTAATAATATCCGTACCATTTATCTTATCAATCTTCGCCTGCTGTTCTGCTATATATGACAAAACCGTAGGTTTTCGTAGGTTCTCTTTTCCTTGTTGCTCATAGCATTTATACCCTGCTGTCGCTGCTGCCTTTGTGGCATTACCGCCATTCTTTATATATTCGTCTGCAAATCTCTTCTGCATTGCTGTCAATGCCATTCCTTCACCGCCTTATATATATCAGCAAGGCACATGATGACCTCTGCCATACTGTAGCTTTTTAGAATCTCATGGTCTTTGGTGCGCCAACTTCCCTGTCGCTCTGAGAAATATGTAACCGGGGTACTCAAGCTGTATGATGTTATCATTCTCCTCTGGTCCTCTGAGTAGAACTGTCCTGTTGATAGCTTAATTACTAATCCGGTCTTTACAATTGCTGTCTGCAGCTTCCTCATCTGCGAATTAAGATTCATATTCCCCCTCCAACGAAAAAAGAGCCAAATATATAGATTTCTTCTACATATCTGGCTCATAGGCGCTGTTTCTTATTTACTCCTATTGTAACTCAATTTTTATTTATTGTAAACCGTTCTGTATCCCCTCGTTAAATACAAACTAACGATTGAAAAATCTTCCATATTCTCGGAAAATATTAAGAATTAATAACTTATGTAAACATTTTATTAAAAGCCTTTTATACTACTGCCGATGTGCTATTATGAAAGCAAAAAACTCGCAGGAAGGAGGTGGATTATGTTAGCTGAAATAATTGATTCCTGGATGCTCTTTAGAAGTCTTTTGCAAGGAGTGCTCTCTGTTCTTAGTCTCTTCTTTACAATGCCATTATTACCATTCACAGTATTGGGACTTATAGGCTGCTGTGTCAAGAGACAAGCTTTTCGATAAACATCGTCTTTGAAATACTTAAACACATAAGAGCTACCAACTTCTAGTTGGTAGCTCTCCTTCACTTCCTAAATCATTTCAATAACTCTCTCATCATTTCAACAAATCTACTAATATCTGTAAAATAATTTGGATACGCTTCCTTTAATGTATCAAATGATGTCGCTGATACTAATACAACATCCATATTAGGATTTTTCAAAGCTTCCATTTCATTATAAATTTTATTTGCCAGCTCTATCTGTCCTGTTGTAAAACCATTTACATTCAGCATTTTTTTCTTCAAATCTAACTGCAAAAGATAGTATCCTTTCCCCTTCATATTATCATTTGTGTGTTTTATCGCAACATTTATAGCACTTAATATTGATACTATCTGCAATTTATTATCAATCGCCTTAATCTCCTCCACCAATAAATCATAATCATCAATTGTGTTTGGACATACAGGCATTTTTTCTATGGTTGCAAATACCGATGATACCAACACAAAAAATCTTAATATATCCTCATCACCCATACTTGCTTTCAATTGAGACTTTGTATATATCCCCATTACCTCTACTGCCGTTGCCCATATATGCTGCAATTTTGTTCTAACCTGAACTTCAATTAACATATTCTTATTGTAAGTTTCATTGTCATCACTATGAAATTGATAAATCATATGATAACTTCTATATCCTGACTTTTTCGGTTCTTGAATATAGTCATTCTCTTTTCTTAATATATGACGAATGCGTGAATCTTTATAACGACTTATTGTTTCATACACCTGTTCTATTGAATCTACAATAACTCTACAGCCCCCAAGGTCTTGCATATTATACAAACTCATTCCTGCATTTCTTTTTATTTTTGCTATAATGGAATCCAAACGTTTTAACCTTTGCACTACTATGGCATCCGGATTATTACGTCTTAAATTATCAGCAATTACTTGCAATGGATATACATGAGCAAAACGCCAATTATTTAACACTTCCAACGCATCACCTAATTCTCCTAAAGTAACCTCTTCAGAAACAATCTTCTTCCCCGCCTTATCAATTTGATTTCTTGAATATCTAGGAATTTCCCACTTATCATTTGATATATTATTATTCATTGAAGAATACCACTCCTTTGTAGCATTTTCTATGATTATATCATATATATCTTTTTCTTGCATTAATACACATCTCCTCTTTGCTTAGTATATGAAAACAAAAAATCTTTACTACTAATAAGTGTCTTGAGAGCTTGCTTGGGACTTATTATTTTTAAATAATTTTCATTTCAACTGAGCAAAATACTCTAATAATGTTTCCTTTGTAACCTCAATCCATTGCCAAGTTTTTGCTTTCTTTGTTTTCCAAACTCTATCAAGATGTATGCAATCATTACTACCTATAAGTTTTATACTTTCAGTATCTTCTTCCCAAATACTATCTTTGGGAACACGAAAATATTTATTCTCAATTAAAAATCCATCAGCATCATATCTCTCTATATACAAGTCTTGTGTACAAATATATTTATTTTTCATGTACTTAACCCTCGCTTAAATTCTTATTCTTTCCACCAACAAAAATCGCATCCACCAGAGTATTTCCATTTATGATCTCCTAGGTAATAGGCTTTTCCTATACTTCCATTTCTCTTATAGATTTTATAAGTTCCTGGCTTATCAGGTTCTCTGTTGTATACATTGTTCCATCCTTGATTTTCCATTATTTCCTTGAATGTCATAGCGCATTCAAGTTTTTTCTGCCCTTCACACTTCACCATCATTTCTCCTGAAATTTCTATTGTCCAGACCGTAACATACAGAACAATAATTCTGTTGTTGCTCTTTTTCGTCCTCCCTGATTACAAGGATAAATAACCTTCATTTCCCAAGTTATATCTTTGCTTAACTCTGTGGGATTTTCATATTCGTCTTCTGGCTTAACCATCCACGGAACAGGCACTATAATACCGAAATGTGCGGAAGCTTCTGAATTGCATGTTCTTATATGTTCCCATAGCCTTCCACTCACCTTCGGGTGTCTTGTTCTTGTCAATATGACAATCTCATGTTTTATTCAAGACAATATATTATGTATTCTCAACACATAATACTGCTGCCACTGTTCGTATTCCTTCCACTCTGACTCCAGTACTCCATCGTACATCTCCTGAGTTGATGACTTACAATCTCCACCTATATCCGCAGGACACGCATCTCTCCACGGACACAGATGAGTACAGTAATACTCATCTATATCCGGCAAATTGCTAACTGCTTGTGTTATGTTATTTTTATGTGTCTTCTGTAGCTTATCCCTTACTTTCATGCTTCCTCCGTGCCCTTCTCTTCCCCGGTGCTGTTGGATACTTAATTCGTGACTTGCGCTTGCCCCATTCATACTTAATACATCTATGTGGACTTCCTCCACGGCTATGTCCTGTAATCAGGCAGTAATCGCAAAGATTTGGTTCGTGTTTACCAGCGCGATAGACACAACGTCTTCCCTGCTTATTACAGTCTATTGGCTCCTTCTCTTGTTCCTTACTCTTATCCTCTATGCTCTCCATCCTTTATCTCCCTCTTATTCTTCAGCTGTACGTGCGTCTATTTCACACATGAACTCTACTCTTCTGATTGCATTTTGCAGATTCTTAATTGCAGCACTATACTCTTTACTGCTCAGTGCCTTCTTAGCATACTCCAGTGCAAGGAAGAACTCTGTTCGATATTCCTCATACTCACTGTTATCTTTCTGTTCTTCTACTGCTGCCACAGAAGCTTCTACGTACTGCTCCGCTTCCGCCTGCGTCTCCTCTGCATCAATAGTATTCTGTTCTTCTACGACTTCCTCACTAACAGAATCCTTGTTTTCTTCCTCTACGCTAACAGTTTCTTGGTATTCTTCCGGTACAAGCCCTGGTATGTCTGCTACTGTATTCTGCCCCGGTAATGGTTCATGCTTTTCTTCTGCTGCCACAGGAGCTTCTTTTTTTGGCTTAGGTGGTTGTGCCTTAATGACCTTTGACTGTTTTCTTGGTTCTGGCTTATGCGAAGGTGCACTTGGTGTTGGTTGTACCGGTGCAACTTTCTTTTCTTCCACCTGCCACGTCTCAGCATATCTGCTCTCGTAGGATTCTGCTGCCGGCATATTGATGTCTACACATCTTTCCAGTGCCTTAACCAGCTCTTTCCATGTGTACTCTTCCTTGGCTCCCGAGCGTCCGTTAATAACTTTGATATCCTCGCCGGACTCCTTGATAGACAGCATCATTCTTCCTACACCCTGTATACGGACACTGTGAAAAGCTTCGCCCTGTGGTGCAAGAATATCGTGATATTCCTCTGTAATGCGTGTCTTCTCCATTACATGTTCTTCGCTTGCTCTTCTTTTGGCCAAGCTATGCACCTGCTCATATAACTCTGTGTTGTCATGTAACATCTGCCATACTACCTTTTGCAAATTGTTCTCCAACTCTACCTGACGTTCATCTGTCCCCTCTATCAATATCTCTAGGTCTGTAGTCTTTCTTTCCTCATCCAGCTCATCCTTAATCGCCTGTACTTCTGATTTGCTAAATGATGGTGTAATTTCATCTGCAATCGCTTCCGGAAGCATCAACATCAGAGACAGCTTTGCATAGCCCAGTCCCTTATACTTATCCTGAAGCTTGTCCGAATAACCTCCCTCTGAAAAACGGTCATTGATTCTCGTAAATCTTGATACTTGCGACTTATCCAAGTGGAATCTCTTCATCGCATAATCATTTACATCCTTATACTCTGTTCCGCTTAAGATGTTCGTGTCTCTGAATATCTTTAACATATATCCGATTCTCACAAAGCCCTCTGCCTCACGCTCTAACTCGTTCTGCAGTTCTCGGTCCAGCTCTGTAAAATCCGTATATGTAATTACTTCCGGCTCTGCTGCCTGTGCAAGCATTGTATCTTGTGTCGTATCCATCCTATATTACCTCCATAAAATCTTCTTCCAGTACATCCACGAGAAGCTTTCCGGCCAGTTTACCGTGCCATACCTTGTTACCATCCTTGCGCAGCTTCTCATATTCCTTCTTGCGAAGGATATTGCTCTTTTCCCCTAATGCCTTATCCTCTTTGGATAATCTCTTCTGAATCTCCTTTTGCCACTTCTTCAGGAAGCCGATTGCCTCATCAAAATCCTTGTTCTGATTATCCCCCGTGGTACGCTTCTGTCTGATATTACCTGTAGGCTCTACCTCCAGAGTGTAATACGGAGTGTCCTTTGACGTTGTTCTGCGTAGGAATAACAGATAGGTTTCCCTGCGGCATATTCTGTCCCAATAGAAATCGCAGGTGTGTACACAGTGCTGAAGGATTGTTCCCTCCCGTATGATATCCTCTACACCTGATGGTGCTACGATACAGTATTTTTCTCCATCGTATTCGTACTTGGTCAATTCTGCACATACCATGTCTACATCCTTAAAGCGCTCTCTGACCTTTACTGCTTTCTCCTTAAAGCTTTCCTGCTGAAGTATCTCTATGACCTCTGCATGCTTCTGTTTTAGGTCTTTAGGTTTATATATCTGCTCTACGTTAACAGGCATCTTTGCCTTGACAGCCATATTGAGATAATCCTGCCATGTCTTTACAAGCTGTTCTGCTGTATCATTCGTGAGTTCCTGCTGCCGCTTGAGATAATTCCATATCTTCTGATAGGTCATATACTTACTGATAAAATCAAAGTCAGAAGGTTCCAAATCGCGAAGCATAAAGTAATGAATCATCTCATCCCGGTATATGGTATTCTGCTGTTTTTCCGTCTGAAACCACCGCAAGCCCTTGATGCCACCATGCATATCCTTTAATCTATTAAGACGGTTCTTATCCAGCTTTAAAAGCTTCGCAAGGTCTGTCTCCTCCTCATTCAGTAATTTACTGTCATAGTGATAATCCATCATTTCCTTTGCCAGTCTAATCATCCCGATTTTAGCAAGCTTCTCTATTGCCGGATTACCCTGTTCCACATACAGGTATCTCTCCACATTGAGCTTTGGATTATGCCTTATCATAATGTGCAAGGCCGAGTGCTTAAGTACGGTCTTGCTAAGCTGAGAAATGTTATAAGGGTATACTCTGACCTTATGTCCATATACCTTGTGAACCTCTCTTATCCACCGATATTCTTTGTTCTTATATAGCCCCATCGTATATTGCATCGAAGTATTTTCTCGGTACAGCACTCTTCTAAATTCGTACAGACTACACATTAAATCTCCATTACGAGCTATGTATCTATATGCTTCAAATGTACGTATCACGAATCCGCCTTCTATGCGCTGTATTAAGGCACAATCATATTTCTCTGTTTTAAGTGTCTTAACCTTACCAGTCGCCTTAAAGGTAATCTTATTCTTACAGCAAGCACAGACTCCCTTCTTGTTATGCCTTGGCTTCACTATCGGTACATCTTTATCACAGTACGAACAATATCCGCTCTCTGCTTCCTTCTTTGCATCATATTGGTAGAAGATAAAATGCTCCGGAATTCCTTTCTTGCTTACCCACTCCATAAAATTCTTAGGAAGGTCTTTTACAAGTGCCATATCTGCATCCCATGCCGCCGTTTCCCTGCGATACTGTTCCTCCCGCTTTTCTTTCAAGACTTTTCTCTGATAATCACGAATTCCTATATACCCGCCATCCTCTACCTTTAGCACTGTTTTGATGCTTTTCGCACCATCTTTATTAATCCAGGATTCCTTAAAACAGTCATAGTACAGGTAGCTCCATATCCCCTTCGGAAAGTTCAAATTCTCTATGGTTGCTTTTCTCCATTTCTCTTCCCCATTCTCATATTCACGGGTAATATATTCGTCCGCCTTAGGATTGATAAATATCTCAAATCTTGGTGTTTCTATACCTTTCTTCATATCATCAGGAAGGAATACCGCTATCTTTAGATATCCGTTCAAATTCTGACAACGTAAATACATACCATATCTGTACTTGTATTTTTTTGTATAAGGCTTACCATTCCCGTCCTTTTCCTTGGCTTCTACACCATTATCTGCTGCCGCCTTCTGCATCATCTCCTTGGTGGCATTAAGCGCTCGCAGCTTTCTTAGCTCTGCCTTTATCACGTTCCTTCACCTCCCGTCCATCTATGTCATAATAGGTATCTTCCTTTATCTCCACACCGTCTACCTCATAGGCGGCAAATTCTATAATCTCCTTACTGTCCTTGGCTTCCTGAAGAAGAAAAAGAGTTGTTCCCTTATCTCCTCTTGCCATTGGATTCTTGCCACGTACTATGGCAAAGTAATTATCTGCTGTCCCTTTATCCTTCCATACACGGTTGTTCGGTTCCCTCTCCGGTCTACTAATCATGAAATGACACGCATGCAGAGCGAGCTTTTGTATGGATAATTCCTTTACCGGTGTAAGCTTCGTGCAGGCTATGCGAGAATCTCTTGCATCCTCATGGATATCCCCTTCTGCTTTCACGATAAAGTAGCGTGAACTCTCCGGGCTCTTGTAATAATTCAATACATCCAACGGATCCTCCGCACAGTGCAGACCATAGCTGGCACATTTTGCACCGGTCTCTGACTCATCCACTGTTACACCTATCTCATATTGGAATCTGCCATATCCCAATGTACAAGTCATGTCTTTATTAAACCCTTTATATGCAATCATCTGAGACACCTCCAGCTATCCCTTGTAATACTCTGCCACAAGCTTCTTAAGGTCTGCTTTACTTGGAATCCCTAAATACAATGGAGTACGTAAGCCTGCTACCTTTACGATACTGTCATGTACCTGCTCCTTGTTATCAAATGCAAATTTCAGAAGCTTGGCCAAACAGTTCTCCAATTTACTCTCGTACTTCATGACTGCAATACACAGTTCCTCATCATCTGCACAAAGAGATTCTATAGACTCCTCCCAGTCCTTCATAACCCCCTTTAGACTCAGCTCCTTCGCTTCTTTCTTGAGCTTTGCCACTGCTGCCATAAGTGGTGTTGCAAACTCCTCTACTGCACCATCCATATAGTCAAGTGCATCCTCTTTATCTAAGCCGAACCTCTCAGCAAGCTGTACCAGACCTTCCTCATCTCCTACTTCCTTCAAAGCTTCCGCTTTCTTGTTCAAATCCTCCAGTGTTTTAATTTCCATATCCTTCTCCTTTCCCCACGCCCTCATCAGTGGGGCGTGGCTTTCCCATGGCTTTTAAGTGTGATATATATACTCCCTTTCGAGACTCAAAAGGCTACGCAATAACAGGGATTCCATGTACATCCCTTCTTACTTCCCTGCCTTCCATGGAATTCACCATAAAAACATGATTCTTGGGAAGCTCCAAATATCTGCAAAGAACGTCGATTGCCGCCTCTGCACTGTAACAGATACATACAAAGTGTCCCGCTCTATCCATATCCACCATGAACTCTGTCTGTTCCTTGGATGGACGATTATGACCAAACTTCATCTCAATATACGCTCCCACATAGCATCCCTTAGGATAAGGCAAACACAGGTCTGAAACTCCTCGTTTTAATCCCATGGCTCTCAATATCTCTCCGTTAGTTCTCTTACCTTCATTCGGAACATGGTACAACCATCTAAGCTCCGGATATCTAGGTATGGCATGCTCTGCCCATGTGGCTACTCTTATCTGTTCTGTCTCTTCACTTCTCTTCATGTTCTGTAATCTCATATCCTCTTCTCCCTTAATCAATTAATCTCTGCTGCTGCCAGTTCTCCCCCTGGTCCTTCAGCTTACGGATAGCATATTGCAGGCACTCCTTGTAGGAATGCTCCTTTGTCGGTGCAAAAGCAAGTTCATGCCCTTCTATCAATCCCATAAGCTCTCTCCACTCCTCTGCATTTGCAATCGGCTCATTGCGCAATGTCTTCCATCCGTTAGCAAACCACTCATAGATATGCCCTAATCGGATATTCTCAGATACGTAACGATTATCCATGTAAATGATGACATTGCATGGCTTGGTCAGTATCTTTAAGGCATCTATCAGTGCCATAAGCATGATTTGATTCCCTGTCGCATCTGCCAGTCCATAGGCATCTCTGGTCACTGGTTCCCCGTTCTTAAGAAGGAACTCCACTATGACTCCATACCCTCTGTACTGTCGTCTTGCTTCTGCTGTATCGGTCTCTATGTAAATATTCACATCAAACGTCTTTCTCACCCTCTTTCAGAATGCCTATCCGAACAGTGAATCACTGTTCGCAAGACACTTTTCCACATATGTGTATAAGTGGCATTAACCACCGCCTCCATAGTCCTGCTGCCGATGTGTTTCTTTATCCAGTCGATACTCTGTGTAGTACAGATATGACATACCCGTAAATGCATTCACACCGCTTACTATGCTGTTCTTGTCTATGTAATAACCCTCTCTTGACTTAGGTCCTTCCTGTATCAGCTTTCGCACCGTCCAATGGCTATACGTCTTTCTTATTGGCTTTGGCCGGAGCAGATTGCGACTGGATGAATACTTGATATATTCCTGCCTCTCCTCTTTAGGCAAAAGAGATAACTGTTCATACACTCCATCCTCTTCCTCAGGCTTCTTTACGATATATTCAGCCAGCTTTTCATATCCGCCCTCCTCATAGATGGATTCATAGTCCACCATTCCATGCGTCCATATCTTCTGCATCAGGATATCCGTATCGAGCTTCACTCTCAGACGGTTCACTAGGATATGAATATGGATGCCGCCCTGTTCTCCTATCTCCATTCGATAAATGTACTTTAGCTGCTCCCCTACCTTGGCATATTCTTGCTTAAGCTTGCGTAAGAACTTACGAAGGTCTTCCTTTACCTGTTCTGTAGGTTTACGCATACCCTTAGGGTATTTCAGACACGCCCATATATCGTAAGGCTGAAAATTTGCCTTGATGAGTCGGCGCATCCTCTTTTCTCTATTCAATTGATTCTGCCTCTTTATCTGCTCAGGAGTAGCCTTCTGCTTCTTGGCTCTCTTCTCCCCCTTCGCACCATAATTACCGGCAAACTTATATTCATACTCATACGAGTCTCCCAGCTCGTATACGTCCTTCCAATAAGCCATCCCTTTTATCCTCTTAAGTAACCCTTTTGTCGTAACTTTAATATATTGATAGTGCCA